GACGGTGATGTTCTGTCCCTGTTTGTGCAGTCTCTGTGCAAAGTACACGCAGTCATCAACACTGCGAAAATACATATCGTTACTAACGAGCCGCTTATCCTCACCTAGCCCAACAAAAACAAACAAAAGAAAGACATGGATCATTCATTAATAATAATTCCTAACAACAAAACAATCGTCGTGCCAGCAGTGCCAATCATAATATGCTCAATACGCTTGATACGCAGGATTGTTTCCTTCCAGCGTTCAGCGCACACCGCCTCATGGGTGTCGAGTTCAGATTTGATGGATGTGACGGTGGGCTTGCTCATGGTTTTGTCGGCCACTTTACATTATCGAGGCTGGTGGCATTGTCTGTGATGTCACGCAGAGCTTGACGATATGTTGTTTGCTCAGTGGTCATAGTCAAATCGCTGCTGGCCCACCAATCAGTTTCAGCGAGTCGATTGTTACGCTCTTTGCGAAGGGCAGACAAGTTCCGCTCAGCCGTGCCATCTGCCCACGCTTTTTCTTCTGCCTGACGCGCTGCAATCTCATCAGCAGTCATATCAACTAACTGTTCGTTTAAATACTTTTTCATTTTACCACCCCATAAAGAGTGAATGTGCCTGCCTCAATATTTCCACTGCTGCATTTGAATTGTAACCCGGTGATGACTTGGAAAGAGCCAGACTTAAAGCTGCCCATTACAACCGTACCCTGATGGTTTCCACTGGTGTTAATAAATGTTGTCTGTCCGTACAGAGAACAGGGATGTGTGGTGGAATTGGCAGGGCCAATCGTCAAAACCCCACACATGCTTTCATTTGAAGCAGACCCAACAGAAGAGCCTATCTCCATAGTGTTCGCTGAGTTACTGTTCACTAAAGAACCGCCACCTTCATTTACTAGTCCGTGTCCATACTCAGAGCTAGAAATAGCGCTGCCACTAGAATTTATGAACCTTACAAAAACATTCACGTTATCTGTGGCGGGGGTCAGGGTAAAATGACACTTATAAAAATCGTATGTTGAACTCATACCGGTCAGGTCAACAGACGCAACCGCAGAAGAAACGGTGGTTGAGGATATTTTTACAAGACCTTCCAAATTATCTGCCGAACCGGCCAAGTCTGCAAATTCTCTTGCTCTGCTCATAGGATGCTCCGTTACTGCGCTGTGTATATTATAGTTGCCCGACAGGTTGCGCCCATGTTCATCCCACTGGAATTACCTGCTAAAGCCGCACCGTCAGACTGTCGATACAAAGCAGCAGTGCTAGCACTATTTGCTACGAACCACGCAGCAAGAGAATTGTAAAATCCTCCATTATATGTGAAAAAACCGCCGCCATAGGGTGCGGAAGTATCTGATGAAAAGGGTAGTGTGCCGATTTTGACAGTTGAGCTATTCGCACTAAACGAGTTCAGGTCTAAATCAACTTCAACTATGACCTGTCGTCCTATTTTTGTGTATCTTCCAAGCTGGTAGCTGTATGTAGCCCCACCATCCACGCCACTTGTAAAAGATGGCGTAAACGTACCCTCCTCATAATCGTCGAGAGCATTGGCACTGCCGGTTCCGCCGATGCGAATATCGCCGCCAACTTGTATATTGCCAGCAGTGGTAATCAGGCCATCATTACGCACTGAGAACTTTGATGCGAGGCTAGAGTTGTAAACAACTAGCCCTGATGCTGTGGAGTCATCTGTTGAGCCAGCAACAGTCAATGCCCTTGTCGCATCTACAGCGTCAACACCTACAGAGGCATGTCCTGTTGCGGCCAAATCACCAGTGATGCCGCCGCTGAAACCAACTGCACCAGAGAACGTGCCGCCATTCAGTGCCGACACAGTGTCAGCAACGGTAAAGATGTCATAGACGACGACCTCGACCACATCGCCATTTGCCAACGCAGCTAGGCCAGCAATGGTGTTTGCGGTGCTGGTGTTGTAGTCAGTGCCAGCCACAAGCAGGACGCCGTTGAGGAATACATCGACGTAAGCGCCATCGCTAAACGCAAGTGTCGTGCCGTCGTCGCTGGAGCCGCTGACGCTAGTGCCACCGCCGCTGGTCTGCGTGTAGTAGAAGCGTGAACGAACTCCAGTGCCATCTGGGCTTTTGCCAATGTATGCCATCTATCTGGCTCCTTATGGTGTTTCTTGGCTGTCTGCAAAAGTCTCGTAGGCAGACTTGATTGTGCTAGTCCACACGGCATTGCACACCGCCTGTACGCTGGCATCCTCGCCAGAGATGTCGGTGTCGCCCCAGCTATCGCCAGACTTGGTGCGGGGATGCAGAACGTGCCGGTGATAGTTACGGCTGATCTCCACGCCATCATCCTTGATGACGGTTGCTTGGCGAACTTGCACAGCCTTGTATGGGCCACGCACCTCGCAGTCGTATTCAAATTCTTTTGTCAGTGCCATTGTTTACTCCTTCTGTTTATCGTCGCTGTGCGACCTGTCCAACCCCTACCGGCTGGTGGGGTTAAATTCTGTAAACGATTGAAAATCTGATGCCGGTGTTGTTGGCAAAATCACTGGCATCAAGTGATTGGTCAGCACCCAAACGAATTACAGCAACCTCGTTACTACCCCCGGCAGTTTGTGCCACTACATACTCTGTGCCACCTGTAAAATTGAACATTTGCATACCTGTACAGTGAAAGCCTGTGCCACCCTGATTAAACGGCATCCCTTGTATTCTAGCTGCACCGGAACTACTGCCTTTTGAAGTCATAGAAATAGTGCATTGAAGCATGACTTGTTCACCGATTTTGACGTAGCGACCAAACTGGGTTCCATATGTTATTCCACTTGTGCCACCACCAAAAGCAACGACAGGCGTCCAAGTACCCTCCTCATAATCATCCAGCGCATTTGCCGCCGCCGTGTCGCCGTTAAAGGTGAGGCCGCCGCCAGACAAAAACCGTCCACGTTCTGTGTCGGCAGTGCCAAAAATTAAAGGAACAGAACCTGTAGTCTGTAGCTGACCGCCAGATGAACTGTGGATTAGAACCGTTCTGCCGGTTGCGCCGTCGCTTCTGTCCACACTGATATGTGCGTTTGCGCCGCTTGCCACCACTGCCAGATGGTCTGCTGGAGAAGTTGTACCCACACCCACACGATTGTTAGCCGCATCGACGTGCAGTGTGTTGGTGTCAACGGTCAGATCGCCAGCAATCTCTGCTTCTGTGGCGCTGGTGATGTCGGCTGGTTTCACTCCGAGGTAGGGCATCAGGTGATCTCCATAACAGACAGTGCAACATCTACTGCGCCGGTAGCTGACACTTTGATTTCGTCAGTTGTCTCCAGCACCACTTTGTTGCCAGCAAGAAGCTCTAGTGATGATCCTGCGGGGATGGGTGCGTTGGTTACAAGCTCGACCGCCTGGTTGGCCTCGTCATTTGCGCCAGACCTAGCAGCGGTATCAGTGTTTAGCGTAACTGTCGATGTGACCTGGCTTCCCGTGGTGTTGCCCAACACTAACCCTAAAACCACCGTGGTTGTAGAACTCGCCACCGTGTAGATAACATCTAATGATGTCACCCCAGCTTTTGTAATTACTTTGAATGTGTTGGCCATTTGTTTCTCCTATTAGCCAAGTGCGATGGCCAAGGCTGTGGCCTCGTTTGCCGCAGCGGTAGCTGTGGTTGCACCGATGTCAGAAAGCACCTCTGACGCTGATCTGCCTTCTATTGTGGTTCCGTTGACTCTAAGGAAATCGTCGTCAGCCACACCTGATCCAAAGGTAGCCACGTTCCCGCTTGATATACCGGAGGTTGGCAGTTGGGATGTCAGCGCCAAAGTACCCGCTGTCGCTGGCAAAACTATAGTTACGTTGCCAGAAAAATCAGAATGTGCAGGCGCTGTGAGTTGTGCATAGTGCGCATTACCGGACTCGCAATAGAACTTTACATTTGACTGCGACCCACCGTTTTTGAGGACAATCTCGCCAGTTTGTATATCAACATTTCCATCTATTCTCACCACACCCGATCCGTTTGGCGTCAGCGCGATGTTGCGATTACTGGACGACACGATGGCGTGTGTTAGAACATCTAGATCACCACCAAGCTCTGGAGAGGTGTCATTTGATACGGGTGCAAGAGCCGCTGATGCCGCCGCCGTGGCTGAAGCAGCCGCCGCTGTGGCAGATGTTGCCGCAGCCGTAGCTGACGTCGCCGCCGCAGATGCTGATGTTGAGGCATTTGATGCCTGAGTCGAGGCCGTTGAGGCGCTTGTAGACGCATTTGACGCCTGAGTTGAGGCAGTTGAGGCACTAGATGCCGCCGCTGTAGCCGATGATGCAGCATTTGTGGCACTTGTGGTCGCAGACGCAGCATCAACAATCAAGTCATACTTGGCGCTGTTAGCGTTTGTCGTAAGCGGCTGTGCGCCAGAGCTTGTATGCGCAGCGTTCACAATGAAAATGTTGTTTGTGCTGGTGTCTTTGACTAGATCACGCACTGCATATGCGGTGCTTGCAGCCCAATCACCTTGGAAAGTGCCAATCTCTTGCGTAACCGCAAGCTCTCCGCTGGAATCAAAGGCAAATATCTTGTTGGCCCTTGTTGCCGCTGGCACCGTAAACTCTGTGCTGGTCATCGTGTTGGCACGCGACAGCTTAATAGAGCGGTCAATCTCCTCCTGAGTGTCCTGAGAGATAAGGGTGAGTTTATCTAGCGCGTCTTCGTGCGTTGCGGCGGGGAAGGGGTCGTTTGGCGTGTAGTCTGTAGCCTGCGTAAGCGGTGTGTTTCGCAGCAAAAGAACAGTCTCGCCTGACGCTGGGATGTTGCCAGATGTGAATGTGATGGTGCCGCCGCCTGCGTTACCCACACCGGACACTGTGTAGTGCGTAGTCTTGGTTTTGACGGTTTCTGTACCCGTCGAGTCAGTGCGGATAATAACCGTAACATCGTCATCATCAAAAATCTTGAACGTATAGCTGAAGGCAGACGTGCTACCGTTGCCACTATAACTGTTCTTGGTTGTAAGACTGCTGACCGTCATTTGTTACTCCTACACGCTTTATACCGCATTTTTACTGTTCAGTCACTCTTGAGCTTTCAGGCAGGCCATCCATCATTGTATTCAGAACATTTTTGATGCCAATAGCGTTCTGAAACGGCAACAAAGAGTTCAATGCACGCTGCTGACCACGCGACCACTGATACTCCTCGTTGAACAAAGCGCGTGAACCACCACGCGCTACGCTTTGTGCAGTGTCAAGCAAATCGAACACAGGATTGCCCGTTACAAGGTTTGAAGCAAGACCTGTCGATCTTTTGTAGCCAAAGAATGGGTCTTGTCCTGCAATCGCAAGAGTGGTGTCTGCAATACCTGGCAGCAACGCTGCCCAAGAGCTTCTAACAAAAGCAGCCTTGGCAATCTCAGTTGCTGATAAACTTTCTTCTAAAAACTTGTCTTTATCTTCTCTACCCTGCGCGTTGACATGGGTTTGCAAAATATATGCGTTACCACCGTAAAACAGTGACCACATCATAGACGAAAATGCAGCAAAATCTCGACGCTCAATATTATGCAAAAATTGTTTGGCATGAGACACCAGCATAAAGGCTCTGAACTGGCTCAAAACCTTACCCATCGTGCTGGTCATATGAATGTTTAGATTTCCAACATCGTTCTGCTGAATTGATTGCCTCGTCCACCTTGCGATGCCATACGTCAAAGCATCTCTGGCATCTATATCGTCCCAAGCGTCCATATTGATAGCTTTGAGCTTGCGCCTACGAGAGAACATAGACGGCACAGTTATTGTGTGTTTTTTAATTTGGTTTACAACACGCGGCCACATTTCCTCATCTAAACCAAAACTCTTGAGTCGCCTTGCTATATCTTGGTCAAGAGTGCTGTTACCAAGCCGTTTCATGCGTGCCTTTCTGACACCAGACGCCAAATCAACTAAAGACTGCGCTGCAATCTTTGCTGCGGTACGCTCAAACAGAGCGGTGATGCCAGCTAGACCTGAAATATCGGCAGTAAGGCGCTTGAGGGGCTGCATCACACCGATGGCCTTGTCGATGGTGTCGCCCTTGCCCAGGCCATACATATCTTCATAACTGTACTTATTGAGTGCCGCGTTGATGTTTCTATCAACACCAGGCGCAACGAAAGCCTCTAATTCACGCGAAACTCTGTCTTCAAGCTCTCCGTTTGCAGTCCTTGCGACCATCGCTCTCCACTCTGGAATAACCCGTAACAAAGCCGTGGTTCCATCAATAGATACTGCGTTGCCTAATTCAGCAATCTGAGCAAAACCCACCTGGTTCATAACCCTGATGAAGCTGTAGTCCATCAACAGTCTTATGATTCTGTTTGCATTTGCGCTTGGGTTCGCAATCAAAGGCGATGTGCGTCCTGCAATCAGCGCATACAAAACCTCTAGTTTTTCAATATCTTTTTTTGCTTGATCGACAAGGTTTAGCTCAAGACCTGCTGCTTCAATGTCTTTCTTTATTTTTTCAAAATCAGCGTCTGACTCTATACCCTTCTTAGCCAGAGCTATTCTGCCCTGCATTTGATTCACATAGGCATTTACAACAGCCTCAGTGTCGCGTTCCATCAGGTCTTTGATGTGTAGAGTTTTACCATTCAACTCTTCTGTGGCACTCAAATCAAACTCAAGCCTGCGTCTGGCTCTGGGGCTTACACCCTCTCTATCAAAGTCCAGCTGGTCAATAATCCTATCTGCTTGCGCCTCTGTAACAATCTCTTCTTCTAGTAAAATGTCACGCAACGCTTCTTTGTTTGATGTGCTGAACATTCTTGCCAGCCCAGCATCCATGCCAATTTCACGCTTGATAATTTTATTTACCATACCCTTGGCAATCGCTTCTGCCATATCCTCTTCAAGAGTGGGATTTGCATTGAGCAATGACTTTTGTAAAAGTTTTGGCAGTTTGTCACCAAACTCTGTTTTGGCAGCAAGATACCTGTGTCCGTCCCACAGATGACTAAAATATCTGGGGTTTTCTGGTATGCTGTCGAAACCCTTCACACCAGAGCGTTTCGCTTCTTCCAGCATATCTCTGAAAAGAGCGCGAACATTGTTTGCAGCTTCTATGATATGTGGATTGGTCGATGATCCTGGCTCTTCTATTTCGTCTGAAACGAGCCTGCCAAACTCTGAACGCCTTGAGTCAAAACGTCTTTTCACAAGGCCAACATCACTGCCCTTGGCCCACTCATTGTATGTGCGATCATAGGTGCTGTAAAACTTGTTTGTAACACGCTTAGTGCCGACAGTTTTCATAAGATCAGCAGTAATTTCGCCTGGTTGGACAGCGTCCTCACCAAGAAACGACGCAACGCGCCGTGTCAGACCGATTCCGCTGTTTTTAAGCTGACCCACCATGTCAAATCTAATTTTGCCAAACGCCGCCATAGGCTCTGCGTCTGTTTCATCAATCAATTCTTGAGTGCCGCGACGGATATCAAAGTCCTGCATGGGCCTAGAGGCAGGGTTTTCCGCAGCGCTAACGCCGGTATCTATGCCGCGATCTATCATGGCTGTATTTACATCTGCGGCCTGCGCCTGATCTGTATCATTCATAATTTTAAGACCGGCATCACGGTAGCGTTTGCGCGATATAGCGCCAAACACGCTATCTGTAGCGCCGCCAAGTACAAAACCACCAGCAGCAGCGTACAAAATGTCATATGGGTCTTTCATGGCATTTTGAGACACCAAATAGGACTCAATCGCTGCCGCAGACGCACCACTTGACGCAGCAGCGCGGAATGTCCTTGCCAACCTGGTTGCCTTGCCACCCCAAATCACGGGTGCCAAAGCGCCCTCAGTAAAAATCGTCGCTGCAATCGCTGGCACATCTAAAGTTGCAGCCGCAACCTGCAAACCCACGCCACCCCAGCCGTATTTTGTCAAAGTCTCTTGATTTTTAAGAGATGCAAGCGCCCTTTCACGCAGTTTCTGCGCATGTGGCAGGCTGACTGCCTCAGTTATGAACCCGCGCCGATCTTCAGGGATGCCCTCTGTAAGCTCTGCAAGATTTTCAGGCGTCAAACGGAAATCTGGGTCAGGCTCATAGTCTGGCAAGCCACTAAACAGCCACGACATGGTGTTTTCTTCTGCAAAAGCAGCATCTACAGCCTGTCCAAAGGTGACTTTTGCCCTGTCTTCTTCATACAAACGCTCAGCCTCTTGCTGTTCCAGCAGGCTGAAAGGTCTGCGTATCTGAATTTTGTCAGGATCAAGCGCCATTCTTAGTCTTGCATCTCTTTTAATATGTCACTTAGTTGTTGCGCACGGGCTTGTTTGGCCTCTCGCTCTGCAATCGCTGCCTGAACAGCATCTTCACCTTGCTCTCGCCTGATGCGACTAAGAGCGCCGCCTGTAAGCGCACTTGCTTCTCTGTTTAATTGCTGTATTTCCGCTCTGATTTGTTGCGGCTCTGTAAGCCCTCTCAACACGAGATTGCGCTGGACTAGCTCTTCATCACTTGCTGCCTTGTCTTGCTCTCGGAGAGCCTGCAAGTCTTCAAGCGTATAAACATTCACATTTGTGCCGGTCACGACCACACCGTTTTGCAAAACAAAGTATTCATCAACACGCCCTGGTGCTGGGAACAGAGATATTTCATCAACGTCGAAAGTTGGGTTTTGCTTTACAAAGTCTTCAGCCGCCAGATCAACCATCTTCTCAATCTCTACGGGATAGGACGGAGACTTTGGGGTTAAAATGCCACGCAAGTTTAGGTGCGTTGAAAGAACATCTGCCGCTGCTTTTTCAACAGCGTCTTCTGCGGACAAAGTGCCAAGTCCAATGTATATTTTGGACACCCTTTCGATGCTCTCTTGTAAATACACACGGTTTTCGACGCGCTCACCTGAAAAATCAAAACCAAAAATTGTTGTAACGCTTTTATCTTGTATTCCATCAACCGCAGCTTTGACGGTGTTGTATCTTGCGCTTACATCTATTTCGGTCTGTGAAGACAGATTTACCTGTCTGATTGCATC